TACCGGCACCGAAGCTTGTGCTTCTATCGGCAACGAACACTTCTGCACAGAGGAAAGAGACTTCACCCATTACGAAACACTTCGTAATGTATGTGCAAGTTGTCCACTATTAGAAGATTGTTTCAACTGGGCATTACATAATGAAGACTTCCATTTTTGGGGAGGAACTTCTGCAATAGAACGGAGAAGGATCCGTGAAGAATTGAAAATAAAAAGATTGAGGAGTATTGCTGCATAATGTTGAACCTACTACAAGCCGTTCACAGCACAAGCTCCTCTGCGAAACCCTTACCTGATGTATGGGCTGGACTTAGACAGCATGGTATGCGATTCCGTCAGTCACAGTTGTGTCTTATCGCAGGTCAACCAAACTCAGGTAAGAGTTTGATGGCGTTGGTATACGCCTTGAAGACAGGAGTTCCTACTCTTTACTTCTCGGCGGATACCGACCCCATTACTCAGATGTTCAGAACAGTTGCAGGTTTGACTGGATTACCACAGCAACAGGTTGAAACATACTTGGATGCAGATTCACATTACTTCGATCCATTGTTGAATGAGAGAGGCTCACATATTAAGTGGGTCTTTGATCCATCACCAGACATTGATGCAATCGAGCTAGAGATCCTTGCTTATGGCGAGGTCTATGGCATGGCACCTGCATTGATTGTCATTGATAACTTAATGAACTGTGTATCTGTTACCGGTGAAGAGTGGTCAGGTATTCGTGCCATTATGTCAGAGCTGCATCATGTGGCTCGTAAGACTGGTGCTTGTGTCCTTGCACTAACTCACATGAGTGAGGCAGGAACTGGAGATCCAAAGATGCCAGCACCTCGCCGAGCAATACTTGGTAAGGCATCACAACTTCCATCGATGATCTTATCTATTGCAATGAACCCAGAGTTCCAAGAGTTCAGGGTTGCAGCAGTTAAGAATAGATTCGGTGAACACTCAGCAGATGCATCTAACTATGTAACGCTGGGTATCGATGCATCACGAGTTCAGATAGTGGACAGAGATGTTCAGGGCATGGCCGATCTAAGACCGGGGGTGAACTTCGTTGGACTCCAAGCAATCTCGGGCCAATAAAAGAAAGGGTGCAACATGGGAGACAGATCTAGTTGAGTATTTCAGGGAGAAGGAATTTAATCCTGTTGAAAGACTAAGGCTCTCAGGCACTAGCGATGAAGGTGATCTATGGTTATGGGCACCGGACATCCAAAGTTTTATCGTAGTCGAGGCAAAGAATGAGAAGTCATTCAAGCTTGGGCCATGGGTAGAGGAAGCAAGTATTGAAGTAAGAAACTGGATGAAGAAAAGAAAGTCTTCGCCAGCGATACCAATCGTTATCGCTAAGCGTAGGCAGCATGGCATAGGTAAGTCGTTTGTAATCATGGAGTTAGATACATTTACGGAGGTATTAAAATGGAAACAGTAGTAGGGGTATTGATCGTAGTAGCAGGTGTTGCTTTGTATCACTTCTTAGAACACTTGTATTACACACTTGATGCACGAATTGAACAGAAGAAAATGGAGAAGCGGATCGAGGAGTATAACAAGTATGTTAAGACTCTTGGATCTACTACTAAGAAGAAGCCAGTAAGAAAGACTTACTAATGGCCGCCGACCCAGAGCTTCTCAAGGCTGTGGTCGAACACTATGGCGGTGAAGTAAGAGAAGGCTATTCAAAGCCGGTTAGATGTTGTTTCCATAACGATACTCGAAGGTCTGCTGTTATGAGTACAGACGGAGAGAAGGCAGGACTTTACTTCTGCCACACCTGTGGCATAGGTGGAGATGCATATTCATTACTCATGTGGAAAGAAGGGGTGGACTTTCGTGTTGCTTTCGATAGAGCGGCTGACATTGCTAAACGATTTGGCTACGACATATCACAAAAAGATAAACGAGGAGACGGTCTCTTACCTAAAAGGTCGGGGGTTCAGTCAGGAGCTGGCAAGCGAGCATCTTCTGGGAAGCGTACCAGTCGACTGTGACCCGAGCCATGTCCAATTTATTGGATGGTTATCCATCCCATATAGAGTCGTCAATGGCGTTGCAGGTTTCAAGTTCAGAAGGATCGATGAACTTCCGGGGCCTAGATACATGGCACCAATGCATCAACCAGCAAGATTGTTCAACGCAGTTGATCTACAAAAGCCTTCGGATACCATTGCAATTTGCGAGGGAGAGTTGGATGCAGTCATTGCTAGTCAACTCTTGCCTTCAGTTGGAGTGCCGGGAGTTAAAGCTTGGCGACCACACTTCAATAGATTATTTGGTGGCTATCGAAGAGTCCTTGTCTTGGCAGACAATGATGATAAGAAAGATGGATCTAATCCGGGAATGGAGTTGGCCGAAAAAGTTTTACAAGAAGTTGAACACGCAGAGTTGATCCCACTTCCACTCGGAAGTGATGTAAACTCTATAGTATTAGATGAGGGTTTAGATGGGCTACGAAGGAGATTAGGAATAGATGAGCGTGTATGAGGATGGAATCCGTAGATCCAATGACGATGCAGAATTTGAAAGACTTACTGGAAAGCTTGGGCCTAAAAATCCTAAGCCTAAAGCCAGACCCAAGTCAGCCTTTGGCCCTCGAGATAGTAGTTCAACTGCCGCAGACCCGGCAATGAATCAGTTCGTTGCTGACTCATGGGATGTTATCGATGAGCTTGGTAACTTACTGATTAGTAAACAAAGAGACTATGGCCCGGGCAATATCAACAATGCATACGGTGGCCCTATCAATGGGTTGATGGTTCGTATGGGTGACAAGTTTGAAAGACTTAAGAACTTACTAGCATCTGGTCACACACCACAGCATGAGTCCATTGAGGACTCGTTCAAGGATCTGGCTAACTACTGCATCATTGCGATGATGGTTACTCGTGGCACATGGCCGGAGAACAAGTGAAGAAATTTTTTTTATTATCACTTCTTGTAATTACATTGGTGTTATTCGTTGCTAAGTTCGTGATGGATGCCATCATCGAGCTAGAAGATGAGGACTGATGCAAGAGAAAGATCGTGCTGAGGATCATCTCGAAGATCTCGTGCATATATCCGCAGCACACATCCATCGCAGGTTTGCTGGCTATGTAGACAAAGAAGATTTAATTCAAGAGCTTCGAGTCTATGTTCTTAAGCGACCTCACTTGGCCAAGATGTTGGATGAGGCTTACGAAGTAAGCAAGGATGAAACTAAGTGGGTAGCAAGGCGGATCATGGCACGATTCCGCAGGACAGTTGAGAAGTATGCAAGGAAAGAGAAGGCCGCAAAGCTGGGCTACTCCACCGGTGATGAGTTCTTCTATGACACGATAACAATAGCCAAGATGTTGCCAGTTGCATTTGAGTTTGATTCATACGGTGCAGTAATGGTTGACAAGGTAGACGATGGCACCCCACGCAAGCCATCAGTTCCAAGTGAGGGTGGCAATATCTTGGCTATAGTAATTGATATTAGATCTGCAATAGATTTGCTAGAGGCAGATGAGCAGGTGATGTTACGCAATAGGTATTCCAATAGCCCAATGACTTTGTCTGAGATAGCAGAAGAGATGGGCATAAGTGATTCAACAGTAGATAGAAAGATTCAAGGCTCACTAAGAAAGATCATCGATCACTTAGGGGGGCCAACGCCTTGGGTCTAAAGATAGTTCTTGAGAGATACGAAGTAGTTCTCGCTGCTAACACAGCGATTGAACGCTATGTATCTACGATGAAGAATGTGCAGATGCGTGGGTTGCAAGACATGGATCCTTGGCAAAGAATTCTTCTCGATGTAGATGGTGCCGGTGCTGAGATCGCAGTAGCTAAGTATCTTGGTGTCTACTGGGGTGGTGCCTTCGGTCAAGGTGGTGTAGATATTGAACCCAACATCGATGTTAAATACACAAAGCATGAGCAGGGTAGATTACTTGTTAGACCTGATGCTAAAGATGATATTAAGTTCGTATTGGTTAGAGGTGGTATGCCTAACTACGAGCTGATTGGTTGGATCATGGGTGCAGAAGCAAAGAACCCGGAGTGGCTGGATAAACCTGACTGGCGTAGACCAGAGATCTATTGCGTACCAGAGGAGAGTCTAAGAAAATTCAGAGGGAGTTACAATAACTAATGGCTACATACGAATACAGTTGCAGTAAATGTGGGATAAGCGTTGAGATCGAACGCAGAATGACAGAGGAAGAAGCTGCACCTAAATGTGATTGCGGTTTAATGATGTCTCGAGTATGGACAGCAACGCCTACAGTATTCAAGGCCGGTGGTTTCTACTCGGTAGATAATCCAAGGACATAAAAAGACTAAGCCCCTCACGGCCTACAGTCCGGAGGGGTCTTAGTTGTATCAGTTTAATGCCGCTGTCGGCATTGTCAAGTTACTTGCCGTAGTCTTCCTTTAGGAATTTGCCACAGTAAGGCCAAGGTTTGGAGCCACGATCTACATAGATATGAAGTGCCACATAGAACTGCTCAAGTATGGTGGAATCCTTCGGTGGTTTAACGCTGCTACCACCATGTGCAACCCAAGTCCGGGGATACTCGATCTGGAATAGCCCTTGGAATTGTTTGCGTTTGCCGCTGACAGCATTGACTCGACCTGATGACTCACACAT